GGTACTAACGGCATCATTGCCGGCCATGGTCGTCTGGCGGCGGCGCGCAAGCTGGATCTGCTGGAGGTGCCGGTGATTGAGCTTGGCCACCTGACGTCGGCGCAGAAGCGCGCCTACGTCATTGCCGACAATCGTCTGGCACTGGACGCCGGGTGGGACGAGGAACTGCTCTCGCTGGAACTGGCCGACTTGTCCGAGGCGGGTTACGACCTGACCATGACCGGCTTCTCCAACGAGGAGATCGAGGAACTGCTGGTCGGTGCCGAGCAGGGTTTGCAGGACGAAGCTCCTTCAGATGCCGAGGATGACGCTGCCGACGAGGTGCCGGAGGCACCTGCCAATCCGGTTTCACGTCTGGGAGATGTTTGGCAGATTGGAGCGCACCGACTGATCTGTGGTGATGCCGCCGATGCCACCGTGGTCTCTGCTTTGATGGCCGGCGAACAGGCTGCCCTGTGCTTCACCTCGCCGCCCTACGGTAACCAGCGGGACTATACGAACACCATCATTGATTGGGATGCCCTGATGCGGAGCGTATTCAATCAATTGCCCATGGCCTCCAACGGCCAGGTGCTCGTCAATCTCGGCCTCATCCACCGCGACAACGAAGTCATCCCCTATTGGGACGGCTGGCTCGACTGGATGCGCACCCAAGGCTGGCGGCGCTTCGCCTGGTATGTCTGGGACCAGGGACCGGGATTGCCTGGCGACTGGAATGGCCGGCTGGCACCGTCTTTCGAATTCGTTTTCCACTTCAACCGCCAAGCCCGTCAGGCCAACAAGATCATTCCCTGCAAATTCGCCGGTCAGGAAACCCATCTCCGCAAGGATGGTAGTTCGACGGCGATGCGCAAAGCCGATGGCACGATCGGCGGCTGGACAGCTGCCGGCACACCGACGCAGGAGACCAAGATTCCCGATTCCGTGATTCGCATCATGCGCCACAAAGGGAAGATCGGTCAGGACATCGACCACCCTGCCGTGTTCCCGGTGGCGCTGCCCCAGTTCATCCTGGAGTCCTACACCGATGCCGGCGAGATCGTCTTCGAACCCTTCTGCGGTTCAGGCACGACCCTGCTGGCGGGAGAGCGCACCGGCCGAAAGGTACGGGCGACAGAGATTGCCCCTGAATATGTGGATGTCGCCGTGAAGCGCTTCCAGCAGAACTTTCCCGAAGTACCCGTGACCCTCATGGCGACGGGGCAGACCTTCTCAGCAGTGGCCAGCGAGCGTCAGGGAGCGCCGGCATGACGATCTCCTGGCTCGCCGACAAGATCGAGCAATGGCCCACGGCCAAGCTGCTGCCGTATGCCCGCAACTCGCGCACCCACTCGGATGCCCAGGTCGCCCAGATCGCGGCCTCGATTGCTGAGTTCGGTTTCACTAACCCGATCCTGGCCGGAAGCGATGGCGTCATCGTCGCCGGTCACGGCCGCCTGGCCGCTGCCCAGAAACTCGGCCTGGCCATGGTGCCGGTCGTGGTGCTTGACCACCTGACGCCGACCCAGCGTCGCGCCCTGGTGATCGCGGACAACCGCATTGCCGAGAACGCTGGCTGGGACGAAGCCATGCTGCAAGTCGAACTCGCAGCGCTGCAGGATGATCAATTCGATCTGGCCTTGACCGGGTTCGACGCCGATGCTCTGGCTAATCTGCTGGCTGGCGAGGAAACGACCACCGAGGGGGATACCGACGAGGATGCCGTTCCGGATGACTCCGGCACTGTCGTCTCGCGTCCAGGCGATGTCTGGATCTGCGGCGAGCATCGGGTGATCTGTGGCGATGCGACCGACCCGGATGCCTTCGCGACGGTGCTCGGCGACGAGATCGCCGACATGGTGTTCACCGATCCGCCGTACAACGTCAATTACGCCAACTCGGCCAAAGACAAGATGCGCGGCAAGGACCGCGCAATCCTCAACGACAACCTGGGTGACGGTTTCTACGATTTCCTGCTGGCAGCACTAACGCCGACCGTGGCGCATTGCCAGGGCGGCATCTATGTGGCGATGTCATCCAGCGAACTGGACAGATTGCAGGCGGCCTTCCGTGCTGCGGGTGGTCACTGGTCGACCTTCGTCATCTGGGCCAAGAACACCTTTACCCTGGGCCGGGCTGACTACCAGCGCCAGTACGAGCCGATCCTCTACGGCTGGCCCGAGGGTGCCGACCGGCACTGGTGCGGGGACCGCGACCAGGGGGATGTGTGGCAGATCAAGAAGCCGCAGAAGAATGATCTGCACCCGACCATGAAGCCGGTGGAGCTGGTGGAACGGGCGATCCGCAATTCGAGTCGTCCGGGTGATGTGGTGCTGGATCCCTTCGGTGGGTCGGGCACGACGATGATCGCCGCCCAGAAGTCAGGCCGCAGGGCGCGGCTGATTGAACTGGATCCGAAGTACGTCGATGTGATCGTGCGGCGCTGGCAGGACTATGCCGGGGCGCTGGCCATACGGCAGTCTGATGGCGTTGCGTTCGATGCTCTCTCAGGCAGAGGGAAACTCGGGCAGCAAGTCGCCGCTGGTGATGTCGGCCACGTAGGTGACGTCGCGGAACTCGCCGGGGTTATCGGCGAGGATGACACCACCGACTGACTGGATTGCCACGCCGTACTTGCGGCTAAGCTGGGTCAGTTCTGCGATGAACTTATCGTAGTTGGCTTCGAGTTGCGGGGTGGTGACGACGGCAGCCATGGCGATCTCCTCAGGCTGCTTGGGCTTCGAAGGATTCGTCGGTCACTTCGCAGTGAATCACGAACCCGGTGAGGTAAGGCAGTCCCTTGGGGATGCCGTAGTCCTTGCTGGTCTGGCGGCCAATCGTCCAGCCCATCCACCGCGTTACGGCGGCCTCGATGGCGTGCTGGATCGTGTGGCCCCGCAGCATCTCGTTGAGGACGTCATCGGCGAAGTGGCGTCCGTGGCGGCTGTCGAGGAACAGTCTGACCGATTCGAGAGGCTGATAGGTGGCGTCCGAGATCGCGGTCATCGCGATCGGCCAGGCGGCTTCGGCGTTATCGTTCATCGTGCCAAAAAAGCCCCAGGCGTCGTTCTGGGTGGCGGGGATGGTTTGCTGGGTGGTCATCGTTGTCTCCTGGGTTGATCGTTGCGACACCCGTATGAACGCGCTGTTTGATTGAGAAGCCAAGCTATTTATCGAACAATTTCGAATCATTTTTCGGCGGCGATTTGGTCGAGCAGTTTCATCGCTGTGCGGTCACCGCCCAGGGCGATGCGCATGGCGCGCAGCGCCTGGTCGATACTGACTTCGGGCCGGCGATTGTCGAGTAGCCAGCGAATGGCACTGGCCTGGTCGTGACTGGGTGTCGGTGATTCAATTGCCACCCCAACGTAGCGACCGTAGCTGCCGCCGGAGGGATCGACGTAAAGGGTGGTGCGCCCCGGGGCACTGACCTCCACGACTTTCCGGTGGCCGTTAGCGTGACCACCGCGTCCGGTGAGCCAATCGCGGTCGTCCAGCAGGGTGTTGGCGAACGCGTCGTACTCGGCGGTGGTCAGTTCCTTGCGGAACTCGATCGTGATCGACTCTGGCGGTGTGCTCGGGTCGCTGTTGTGCAGCACCTCATCAAGGCTGCAGGGCTTGCGGGTAAAACGGGCGCGGATGGTGGTGGTCATGGTGGTCTCCGGTTGGTTGATTGATGTGACATCCGCATGAAGGCGCTGTTCGATTGAGAAGCCAAGCGCTTTCTGAATCATTTTTTTGGGGTGGCGGCAGGTGCCGCTACCCTGGTCGGATTAGACGATCCGGTAGATGCGCTCCCCGCCATCGGCCTTGTCCGAGGTGAGGTTGAGCCCCAGTTTCTTTTTGAATGCTCCGGCAAAGGTACCGCGCACCGTGTGAGCCTGCCAGCCGGTGGCTGCGCAGATCTGGCTGATGGTGGCGCCCTCGGGTCGCTGGAGCATCTGCATAACAGTGGCCTGCTTGCTGTTCTCGCGGTTGCGGGGCTTGCCCTCGACGCCGACCTTGAGCAGTCGCTGGGCAACGGTTTGTTTCTCTTGCGTCCAGTTGGCTTCAGCGGCCGACACGGCGGCCTCGACCTCGGGGTCGGGATGAGTGGTGGTAGGTGCCGGCACGTCGCGCCCCAGGGCCACGTAACCCTCGGCGGCGACGAAGTAGTTGTCCTGGCCGTCGCGCGTGATCAGGGCCTTGTTGAAGAGCCCCTGGATGACTTTCTGGCGGGCGCCACCCTTGACGTTGTCGGGGAACCAGACGATCTGGCCGCCGTGGTGGTCGATGGCGTGTTCGAGGATGTCGTACTGGGTGGTGCTGATGGTCATGCGCTTGTTCATGGTGATCTCCTTGGTGGTGGATGTGTTCAGTCTTCGAGGACGATGCGACCGTCGAGGGTGATCCAAAGGCGGGCGTCTTCCGGGGTGGCCATCTCGCGCGTCTCGTTGCCGGTGGACATCCAGACGCCGTCCTTGCCGGTGTAGCTGTAGGTCTTGCCGTCGTGGATCACCTCGACCGGCAGGTTCTGGTGAAACTCGACGTCGACATTCATCCAGCCGCGCAGGCGATGGTTGGTGTCGATGACTTTGGCCTCGATGGTCTGTTTGCTGTTCATGCTGTCTTCCTCGCGTGTGGTGATGGTGATTGCATGAACGCGCTGTTCTGGAGGAAAGCCAAGCTCTGAATCGCAACATTGGAGAACATCTGCGATGGGCTTGATGTAAATCATGGGTCTGTCGATACGCGCTTACGCCCGGCATCGCGGCGTCTCTCACGTGGCGGTCAAGAAGGCGATCGATAGCGGGCGCATCACGCCCGAACCGGATGGCACGATCGAACCGAACCGGGCCGATCTGGAGTGGGCACAGAACACGGTGTCCGCCAGAAAAGCTGCACCAACAAAGGTTGCACCGTCGGCTGCCGAACCGCCTCGCGCCAGAACCGTTGAAACGCCAGAACCGGCAGCCCCAGTCCTTTCGACCGGCGGCACCTCGCTACTGCAGGCCAGGACGGTCAACGAAGTGGTCAAGGCGCAGACCAACAAGGTCCGCCTCGCCCAACTCAAGGGCGACCTGGTCGACCGGGCCCAGGCCATCGCCCATGTCTTCCGCCTGGCCAGATCGGAACGGGATGCCTGGCTCAACTGGCCGACGCGCATCTCGGCACAGATGGCCGCCAAGCTGGAGATCGATGCCCACGAACTGCATGTGGCCTTGGAATCTGCCGTGCGAGATCACTTGATCGAACTCGGCGAACTGCGTGCCAGGGTGGATTGATGGATCTGGAAGATTACGAAGGCGCGCTCGACATCGATCGTGCCTGGCGGGAAGGGCTCGTCCCGGATCCGCTGCTGTCGGTGTCCGAGTGGTCCGACCGGCACCGCATGTTGTCCTCGAAGGCCTCCTCGGAACCGGGGCGCTGGCGCACCAGCCGCACCCCGTATCTGAAGGAGATCATGGACTGTCTATCGCCGACCTCGCCGGTCGAGCGGGTGGTGTTCATGAAGGCCGCCCAACTGGGTGCCACCGAGATGGGAAGTAACTGGATCGGCTACGTGATTCATCACGCCCCCGGTCCGATGATGGCGGTCTGGCCGACCGTGGAAATGGCCAAGCGCAACTCCAAGCAGCGGATCGATCCGCTGATCGAGGAGTCGCCCATCCTGAAGGAACTGATCGCACCAGCCCGCAGCCGAGACTCTGGCAACACCATCCTGGCCAAGGAATTCAGGGGCGGCGTGCTGGTGATGACCGGGGCGAACAGTGCGGTCGGCCTGCGCTCGATGCCGGTGCGGTATCTATTCCTCGATGAGGTCGATGGCTATCCCCTCGACGTCGATGGCGAAGGCAATGCCGTGGCGCTGGCCGAGGCCCGCACGCGCACCTTCGCGAGGAGGAAGATTTTCATCGTATCGACGCCGACCATTGCCGGCGTCAGCACCATCGAACGCGAGTACGAGGCCAGCGACCAGCGGCGCTACTTCGTGCCGTGCCCGCACTGCGGGCATCGGCAATGGCTGCGTTTCGAACAGTTGCGCTGGGAGCGTGGCGAGAACGGCACCTTCCCGGAGACAGCTGCCTATGTCTGCGAGTCTTGCGAGGTGCCGATTCCTGAGCATCATAAGACCTGGATGCTGGAGCACGGTGAGTGGCGGGCCATGGCCGAAGGGAGCAATAGGACGGCCGGCTTCCACCTGTCGTCGCTCTACAGCCCGATCGGCTGGCGGGCGTGGCGAGACATCGCAATTGCCTGGGAACGTTCGATCAGCAAGGAGTCCGGATCGTCGGCCGAGATCAAGACCTTCAAGAACACCGAACTAGGGGAAACCTGGGTCGAGGAAGGCGAAGCACCCGACTGGCAGCGATTGCTGGAACGGCGGGAGGACTACCGCATCGGCACCGTGCCGGTTGGCGGCCTTCTGCTCACCGCCGGGGCTGACGTGCAGAAGGATCGCATCGAAGTCTCGGTCTGGGCCTTTGGGCGTGGCAAGGAGTCCTGGCTCGTCGAGCACCGCGTCTTGATGGGCGACACCGCTCGCGACGAGGTCTGGCACTCGCTGGCCAGCGTGCTTCGCGAAACCTGGACGCATGAAACCGGCTGCCAGTTGTCCCTGTCGCGCCTGGCGCTCGATACCGGCTTCGCCACCCAGGAAGCCTATGCCTTCGTGCGCCAGCTACGAGATAGCCGGCTGATGGCAGTCAAAGGTGTGGCGCGGGGCGCGGCCTTGGTGGGCACCCCAACGGCGGTGGATGCGACCACCGGTGGTAAGAAACTGCGCCGAGGAATCAAAGTGTTCTCGGTGGCCGGCGGCATTGCCAAGCTGGAGTTCTATAACAACCTCCGGAAGTCTCCCGAGGTCGCCGAGGATGGGGTCACGATCCGTTACCCCATCGGTTTTGTGCATCTGCCCAAGGTCGATGCCGAGTATCTGCAGCAGTTGTGTGCCGAGCAGTTGGTGACCCGGCGAGATCGGAACGGCTTCGCCATCCGTGAGTGGCAGAAGATGCGCGAGCGTAATGAGGCGCTCGACTGCTACGTCTATGCCCGGGCCGCCGCTACCGCTTCTGGCCTCGATCGCTTCGAGGATCGGCACTGGCGCGAACTGGAAAAGCAACTCGGGATCGCTACGGGTGATCCCCCCGCATCAGATGACACAAACGATATCGAGGCCACCCATAGCGGTGGCCTCGCTGTTTCTGGCGTTCGCAAACCGGGACGTCAATTGATCCGCAGCCGCTGGCTGACATAACTGGAGTAACCCATGAGCTTGCAAACCCAACTCAACAGCTTCGTCCTCCGCGTTGCCGAGGAATTCAATACCGTCAAAGGCCGTACCGGCACCCTGACAGCACTGACGACGACCGACAAGTCGAGTCTCGTCGCTGCCATCAACGAACTCAAGACGGCGATCGTCACGGCGGTCACCATCGATGATCTGCAGGTCTCGACCACGACGACCTACTCGTCGAACAAAGTGGTCACGCTGCTGGATGCCCTTAAGGCAGACATTCTGGGTGGTGCCGACCCGGCCTACGACACCCTGCTGGAACTCCAGCAGGCCTTGCAGAACGATCAGTCCGGGATCGCCGCGCTGACCGCCGCGATCGACAAGCGCGTCCGCTTCGATGCCGCGCAGACGCTCACCGTTCCGGAGCAGCAGCAGGCCAGGGCCAACATCGGAGCGGTGGCTGCCAGCGATATTGGCGATGTTGCGACCGACTTTGTCGCGATCTTCGAAGCCGCCCTGGTGTAAGACATGAGCCTCGCATCGCAACTCGCGGCGCTGGCCAGTCGCATCGGCAACGAGATCAAGGGGCTGATTCGTCCCGACCATCCGGGGCTCGCGCGTGCCTGGGTCAACTTCGGCTACGTGAATGGGGCGGTGCAGCTACGAGCCACCTTCAACGTAGCGTCGGTGACCCGGTTGGCCACCGGCCGGTACCGCATCGCCTTCGAAACCGCGATGCCCGATACGGCGTACTGCTGGGTCGCCTCCGGTCGCAGCAACACGAACAGCGGCACCGTTCGCTTCGCTGCCGCACGCGGTACCGCCGACAACAAGGTGGAAGCCGGGCTGGAAATCGTCTGCACCTCCTCGTCGGGGTCACTGGCCGACACCCCCGAGACCAGTCTGGTGGTGTTCCGGTGAGCACGCCGACCTACACCGAGGCCCAGTTGCAGGCTCTGCGCGACGCACTGGCCAAGGGCGAGAAGCGCGTGACCTTCGGTGACAAGACCGTCGAGTACCGCACGGTGGATGAACTCAAAGCCGCGATTCATGAAGTCGAGGTGGCGCTGCATAAGGATGCCGTAACGACCGGACTGATCCCGCGTGCTGCCCGCCAGATCCGCATCACCACGGCGAAGGGGTTCTGAATGGGCTGGCTGAAACGCATCTCTCGCCGCATGTTCGGTGGCAGTCCGCTGCACGAGGCCGCCGGTGCCGGTCGGCGTTCTTTTGCCTGGCTGCCGAGCAACCCGGGGGCCGTGGCGGCCATGACGGCGACCCAGACCGAACTGCGCACCAAGAGCCGCGACCTGGTACGGCGTAATGCCTGGGCCAATGCCGCCCTGGAATCCTACGTCGCCAATGCCATCGGCACCGGCATCAAGCCACAGTCTCTTGTCACCGACCCGGCAGTGCGCGAACGAATCCAGGCCCTGTGGCGCGACTGGACGCTGGATGCCGATGCTGCCGGCCTGACGGACTTTTACGGCCTGCAGGCATTGGCCTGTCGCGCCATGCTGGAAGGTGGCGAGGCGCTTATCCGCATCCGCTATCGCCGCAAGGAGGATGGACTGGCGGTAGCCCTGCAGTTGCAGGTGCTTGAACCTGAGCATCTGCCTGTGACCCTCAACACCACGGCAGAGAACGGCAACGTCATCCGGGCCGGTATCGAATTCGATCGCCTGGGACGGCGCGTGGCCTATCACCTCTATCGGACCCATCCCGAGGATGGTGCGCTGGCCCCCATGTCGGGGAACGGTGGGATGGAAACCGTGCGTGTCGCTGCCAGCGAAATCCTGCACCTGTTCCGGCCACTGCGTCCGGGCCAGATCCGGGGTGAGCCGTGGCTGGCGCGTGCGCTGGTCAAACTCAACGAACTCGATCAGTACGACGATGCCGAGCTGGTGCGCAAGAAAACCGCCGCCATGTTCGCCGGCTTCATCACACGCCTGGCCCCCGAAGACAACCTGATGGGCGAAGGCTCTGCGGATCCCAACGGCGTGGCCCTGGCGGGGTTGGAACCGGGCACCTTGCAGATCCTGGAACCCGGCGAGGACGTGAAGTTCTCGCAGCCGGCCGATGTCGGCGCGAGCTATGCCGAGTTCCTGCGCATGCAGTTCCGGGCCATCGCTGCCGCCATGGGTGTTACCTACGAGCAACTGACCGGGGATCTCACCCAGGTCAATTACTCCTCGATCCGTGCGGGACTACTGGAGTTCCGCCGCCGCTGCGAAGCCCTGCAGCACGGTGTGATCGTTCATCAGCTGTGCCGGCCGATCTGGCAGGCGTTCATCGAACAGGCAGTGCTTGAGGGATCTCTGGCACTGCCGGGTTATACCCGGGGTGACCAGGCCCAGCGCCGCTCTTATCTGGCCGTGAAGTGGATTCCCCAGGGCTGGCAGTGGGTGGATCCGCAGAAGGAGTTCAACGCCATGCTGACTGCGATGCGTGCCGGCCTGCTGTCGCGCTCCGAGGCGATTTCGTCCTTCGGCTACGACGCCGAGGATGTGGATCGCGAGATTGCCGCCGACAACGCCCGAGCCGATGTACTCGGCCTCGTGTTCGAGTCCGATCCCCGCCATGACCTGGGGGCACAGCCAACTGCCCCCGTCGTTCCCGACAACCCGGAGAACCCCTGACATGAACCTGCCTCATCTAGCGTCCCGTCTCTACGGGACGCCGCTTCTGCTCGCCCGTGCCAAGCTGGACGTGATCCTTTCCGTACTGGGCGATCGGGTGAACTGGCCGCAGCCCCCGCAGTCCGATCTGGCGGCACCGCTGGCCTCGATGCGCCCGACGATAGACGCACCGACGGGCATTGCGGTGATCCCGGTGGTCGGTTCGCTGGTGCGCCGCACGGTCGGCCTCGATCCGGCCTCGGGCTTTACGTCCTACGCCGAGATTGCCGGCATGGTTGATGCCGCGCTCGCTGATCCCTCAGTCGAGGGCATCGTGCTCGACATCGATTCGCCCGGTGGCGAAGCGGGCGGTGTCTTCGAACTCGGCGAGCACATCCGTGCCGTCGATGCCGTGAAACCGGTATGGGCGATTGCCGCCGACTCTGCCTTCTCGGCCGCCTATGCGATTGGCTGTTCCGCCTCGCGACTGGCAGTCAGCCGAACTGGCGGGGTCGGCTCCATTGGCGTGATCGCCATGCATGTCGATCAGACCGCCCGGGATGCCCAGCAGGGCTATCGCTACACGCCGATCACGGCCGGGGACCACAAGAACGACTTCTCTCCCCACGAAAAACTGACCCCTGATGCCCATGCCCGCCTGCAGGCGGAAGTCGATCGCCTGTATGGCCTGTTCGTCACTCACGTTGCCACCATGCGCCGGCTCGATGCCGAGGCAGTGCGAGCCACCGAGGCCGGCATCTATTTCGGCGAGGACGCCGTCACGGCGGGACTGGTGGACGCGGTCGGCAGTCTCGGTGCCGTCCTCGCCGATTTCAGCAGCTTTCTGGTGGCTCGCCGGGCGCGCGGCCACGCGGTTTCCAGTTCCACGCGCCCACTGGCTGCATCCCCCTCAACACTTATGGAGAACACCCCTATGCCTATGACTGACCCTGTTCAAAATCCTCAAACCCTGCCGACCGATGAACCGGTAGAGGCAAATGCCCCTGCCACCGAGCAGAACGACTGCCACGAATCCCCTGCAGCAGCACCGGCACCTGGTGCATCACGCGCCGATGCCGTGGCGATTGCCGAACTCTGCCAACTTGCCGGCCATCCCGAACTGACGGCTGCCTTTCTCGCCGAAGGCGTTTCCGAAGCCCATGTACGTAAGGCGCTGCTGGCCTCGCGTGCCGACAGTCCGGAAATCCGCTCGACGATCGCGCCGGATGCCGTCCCTCAAGCAACCCAGTCCGCTACCAACCCCCTGGTGGCAGCCGTCAAGAAACTCACCGGAAAGGAATAACCCATGCCCGTCATCACCGAAGGTCTCAACCTGGGCGATCTGCTCAAGTACGAAGCACCCAATCTCTATTCACGTGACCAGGTCACCGTTGCCGCCGGCCAGAACCTCCCGCTCGGCACCGTGGTGGGCATCGACGCCACCACGGACAAGGTCAAACAGATCGACCCGGCCGCCACCGATGGCACCGAAGTCGCCGTCGGCGTGCTTGCCACCTCGATCGACGCCAGCCTGGTCGATCGCGAAGACGGGATTCTGATTGCCCGCCATGCCGTGGTCGCCGATCACGCCCTGACCTGGCCGGCGGGCATCACCCCAATCGACAAAGCTGCTGCCATCGCCCAACTCAAGGCGGCCGGCGTGCTCGTTCGCCACGCTGTTTAAAGGAGCATACTCATGCAGAACCCGTTCTCGAATCCCGCTTTCTCGATGGCAAACCTCACGGCCGCCATCAACCTCCTGCCCAACCGCTATGGCCGGCTGGAGTCCCTCAACCTGTTCCCGGTCAAGCCGGTGCGCTTTCGCCAGATCCTCATCGAGGAGAAGAATGGCGTACTGAACCTGCTGCCGACTCTACCGGTGGGCAGCCCCGGTACCGTGGGGCAACGCGACAAGCGCAAGATGCGCTCCTTTGTCGTGCCCCACATCCCGCACGACGATGTGGTGCTGCCCGAGGAAGTCCAGGGGCTGCGCGCCTTCGGTTCGGAAACCGAACTGGAAACGGTGGCCGGCGTCATGGCCCGCCATCTGGAAACGATGCGCAACAAGCACGCCATCACGCTGGAACACCTGCGCATGGGGGCGCTGAAGGGGATCATTCTCGATGCCGATGGCAGCACCCTGTATGACCTGTACTCGGAATTCGGCATCACCCCGAAGTCGATCAACTTTGCCCTGGCCACGGACAGCACCAACGTCCGCCAGAAGTGCGTCGATACCCTGGCGCATATCGAGGAGAACCTGCGCGGCGAGTTCATGACCGGCGTGCGCTGCCTGTGTTCCCCGGAGTTTTTGGAGAAGCTGATCGCCCACCCGAAGGTCGAGAAAGCCTACGAGAACTTCCAGCAGGGCGCGATTCTGCGTGACGATGTGCGTGCCGGCTTCACCTTCGGCGGCATCGTCTTCGAGGAGTATCGCGGTCAAGCGACCGATGGTAACGGGGCCACGCGCCGTTTCATCGCGGCGGGCGAGGCGCATGCCTTCCCGGTTGGCACCATCGACACCTTCGGAACCTATGTGGCACCGGCGGACTTCAACGAGACCGTCAATACGCTGGGTCAGCCCCTGTATGCCAAGCAGGACGCGCGCAAGTTCGAACGTGGCACGGATCTGCACACGCAGTCCAACCCGCTGCCGATGTGCCATCGCCCCGGCGTGCTGGTCAAGCTGACGATGTCCTGATGGCTTCGGTCAGCGATCTCTACGCTGCCGCTGGTCGGGCTGGTCTCCTGACGCCTGCCATGATCGGGAGCGCGGAAGTGCTTGTGGACTTCCGTGCCCCCGACGTGGAGGTACTCGATGGCCTCGGGCTGTCGTCCGAGTATGCAATCCGCTATCCCGCCGACGAGGTGCTGCTCGATACCGGTCACGAACTGGTGATCGGGGGTATCACCTATCGGGTCAGGGAAGTCCGGGCCATCGGCGATGGCTCGGAGTGCCGGGCAACGCTGACGCGACTTACCTGAGCCAGCGGTTCCAGAGTAGGCGCTTGATGGCGGCGTTCGCGGCCTGACGATCGAAACGGGCTGGGTCGTAGTCGAGCCCCGCCCATTCCTGCAGGGACTTTGTTTCGTCGCTGTAGGGTTCGTCCTCGAGGTGTTCCAGAAAGTCATGGAAACCGGAGACACCGCCAATGTCCTCGGGCGGACAGGCGCGCTCCCCGGCATCGACCCAGGCATCGCCATCGCCAAAGCGTAGATCGTCGCTGTCGTCGAGTTCCTCGGCAAGAACGCGGTGCTCCCATCCGTCACCGAAGTCATAGAGATAGGTGAAAACAGCATCGTCGGTCAGTACGCGGTTGAGGAACACCTTGCGTTCGTCCTCGGTATGCCAGTCGGGCGAATCGTTCTCCGGATCAGGAACACCGATGTACCGGCCATTGAGCCGGAACTGGTGGAGGTGCGCGTCATGCCAACCCATCGCGGCCTGGATCACATGGTGGAGTGCCGCGAAGCTGGAACGGCCATCGAGGTTGATGCGTCGCCAAACGAGTGGTTTGGTTCCGGCGAGTTCGATCCGCAAGGTTATCAGACAGGGCTTGGACAGACTGGACTTGTGTTTTTTCTTGGGAACGACCTTCACAACGGATCCTCCTTGGTGCCTCCCATTCTACGAACCCCTTAATGAAAGAACAGCATGAACTCAATCAGAGAACGCATTCTGCAAGCAGTGGCCAGTCGTCTTGGCCCCATCGCGCAGGGCGAAGGCGCGCAGATCCTGCGCTCACCGACCACGGCAGTCACCCGCGAGGCCTCACCCGCACTACTGATCTTCCCCGAGGCCGAGTCCATCGCCCAGCGTGCCAATGACCGTATCGAGCGACATCTGGTCGTCCGCCTCGTTGCGCTGGCCCGTGCCATCGACACCGAACCGGCCGAGGTGATGGCTGACCGGCTGATGGTTGCCTGTCATACGGCGCTGTTCTCCGACCCGAATCTGGGCGGCACCACGCTCGGCTTGCAGGAACTCGATTGCGACTGGGACATCGAGGATGCCGATGCCACGGCAGCTGCGATTCCGGCGCGCTACCAGATCACCTATCGCACCCTGGTCCATGACCTGACGGCGCAAGGCTAAAACCAACTCACCACAGGAGCAAACACCATGGCTTATTTCTCCGGTCAGGGGCGCGTATTCATCGGCGCCCGCACCAGCGGCGGCAATCCTGCCGGCCTCAACTTCGTCGGCAACGTTCCCGACCTCAAGGTGTCCCTCTCGGTCGAGACTCTCGAACACCAGGAGTCGCAATCCGGGCAACGGCTGACCGACCTGCAGATCATCAAAGGCAAGAAAGGCGAATTCGCCTGCACGCTGGAAGAACTCATCCCGAGCAACCTCGAACTGGCACTCTACGGCAGCACCACAGCCGTAACCACCGGCACTGTCACCGACGAGGCCATTGCGACGAC